CCACAAAGGGCTTTATGAATATCTTATTTTTTCGATATTCCCCGATGTTTTTCTACCCTACAGGTTTTTAAGGTAAACATCCTGAGCGCCGTAGGCAACGAGTTGCATTAATCCACCTCCCATGTTATACTATTGCTAAAGAAAAAAAATTTTTGAAAATTAATTTAATTAATTTAATTAATAAATTTTAATTAAAATAGTATTTTTAAAATTATACAATTTATATAATTTATACAATTAATTATTCAAGAAATTAGTTTATTAATATCAAAACTCCCCTGCATAAAAGTAAGCAAATACGAATCGTGAAAGATTTCTTTCTTTCCTTCGTGATTCTTTTTAAAAATATAAGAGTCGTTACATTTTTTTATGCTCCATCCATCATTAATGGCATTAAATAATAACACCATTTTTTGAAATTTAATACTGTCTAGCGCAATATCATTGCTAGAACCATCTTTATTTTCTATATTAATTTTTATTTCCATTATTCTCTATTCTCTATTCTTTTGAAAGAAAACTATAATCAACTTTTAACTATTCTTGCAACTCGCCAAAAATTAATATTTCCTTAAATTACTAATTAAATAAATTATGCAAATAAATATAAAATATAAATATGCCTTCGTTTAAGCCAAAAACGACTAAAAAAATAAAAATTAATAAAAAAACATCTACCACTTTAGATGGCAAGCATCGCGAATTTGTCAACGAGTTTGTTAAAGATGATACTAACAAAATTCCAAATTTAAAAATAGAGAGAAAAGAGTTGCGCGCAAAGCTAGAAAAACACAATGAGCAACATGCTACGGAACAAACCCAATTATTATCAATAGAACAAATAATGGAATATAAAGACAGAATTGAAGAAATTACTGAAGCAATAAAATCCCTAAAAAACAAGAAAATGGAATATTTTCTCGATAATTCCAAGTATATCTTTGATTACTTTGAAAATAAGAAAAATATTTCCAATGGACTAGAAAACCAAGAGCAAAAGGGTGGTTCAAAAAATAAGCTAGTAGACGCATTTTTTAAAATTAATAAAGAAGGTGAAAATGCCATTACAGGAATTGAATCCAAGAATAATAGTATATTCTCCAAATACCTCAGCAATATTGATGAGTCTTTTTTAGATATAAATGCTTTTTTAACACAAACCGATGTTTGTAAGGCGTGTTTCAAAGGTGAACTCATTCCCATGGACGACGAGGGTGTTTTGATTTGCAACAATTGTTGTACCAATGTGCAGTATTTAATTGAAAATGAGAAGCCTTCCTATAAAGAACCGCCCAAAGAGGTATGTTTTTATGCTTATAAAAAAATTAATCATTTTAAAGAGATTTTGGCACAATTTCAGGGCAAAGAAACAACGCAAATACCTCCCGATGTTACCGAAAATTTGAAACAACAAATAAAGAAGGAAAGAATTGATATTAATAAGTTGACTTATTATGAAACCAAGGGACTTCTTAAAAAACTAGGATACAATAAATACTATGAACATATTAACTTTATTAAAGACAAGTTGGGAATAAAACCGCCCATTATCTCTCAAGATTTGGAAGAAACATTGTGCAATTTCTTTGTAGAGATTCAATACCCTTACGCAAAACATTGCCCAGACTATCGTGTAAATTTCTTGCATTATTACTATGTGCTTTACAAACTATTTGAACTTTTAGGGGAAAATCATTATTTGCCTGAGATTCCAATGTTGAAAGACCGAGAGAAGTTAATAGAACAAGACACTATTTGGAAGCGCATTTGCGAGGAATTAGATTGGGAATTTATTGCAACGGTTTAATTAATAATCATTAATCATTTGTGGTAAAATCGTGTAATAATTATAAAATATATTATACATGCAAAAATATATTTTAGTAAGTGGTGGAGCTGGATTTATTGGATCCAATTTGTGTGAAAGGTTAATAAACTCAAATGATGAAAATCATGTTATTTGTGTGGATAATTTATACACGGGAAATCTATCAAACATAGTCCATCTGTTAAATAATAAAAGATTTAAATTTATAAATCATGATATTATTGAGCCATTGTTAATAGATGAACCTATTGATCAAATTTATAATCTTGCGTGTCCCGCTTCGCCGCCAAAATATCAACAAGATCCTATTTACACTTTAAAAGTTAATTTTACGGGCATTATGAATATGCTCGAATTAGCAAAAAATAAGAATGCCACTATTTTGCAGTCGTCAACATCAGAGGTCTACGGTGAACCCGAAATATCTCCTCAACCTGAAAGTTATAGAGGAAATGTTAATACAATTGGCATCCGGAGCTGTTATGACGAAGGAAAAAGAATAGCGGAAACATTAATGATGGATTATCATAATAAATATGGAGTGGACATTAGAATTGCGAGAATATTTAATACTTATGGACCTAAAATGGACAAAAATGATGGAAGGGTCGTTTCTAATTTAATAAATCAAGCAATAAATAATGAGGAGGTTACTTTATACGGTTCTGGAGATCAAACAAGAAGTTTCTGCTACATTGAAGATCAACTAGACGGTTTAATAAAATTAATGAACACCGATTATAAATATCCAATAAATATAGGCAATCCACATGAAGTTACAGTAAAAGAATTAGCTATTATAATAATAAAATTAACAAGGTCAAAATCGAATATTGTGTATAAAGATCTTCCAGCGGATGATCCTACTAATAGAAAACCGGATATTACTAGAGCAAAAAAAATACTTTTATGGTCGCCCAAGGTTGATTTGGTGACGGGTCTTATAAAGACTATTAATTATTTTAAAAGATGATTTTGCTTCTTTTGCTTCTTTGTTCTCTTACTTCTTATTTCTTTTGCTTATTTTTCTTCTTTTGTTTCCGCCAAAAGAAGCGTTATCATTATCAAGGCTTGTATTCCCAGTATCTTCATTTTCGTCTTCGCTTAAATTGAGATCTCCCACGTTCATTGGTCCAGCGGAAGTGTTATTGGAAATTGAAGAAATATTAGAAGAATTTTCGGGAAATCCCATGACATTAGAATATGAGTTTGTTGAACCGGTAGTTTCTACATCTAAATCGGTTTCTCCGTCTTCTGATAAATCAACGGACATACCAGAAATACCAGAAATACCAGACATATTGGTATCAGTATCATCTTCGCCAAAAATGCCACTTTCATCTGCATTAAAAGGGTCAGCACCACCGCGCATCTTTCTGGAACTTTGACGGCGACGCTTTGCAGCCGTCTTTCGTAAACTTGTGAACCTCTTTTTTGTATAAACCCTTTTCTTACTAGCGCGTTTACCTAATTTTTTGCTTTTACGCGAGTTTCTCTTCATTGTTCGTGCCATTATATAATAATATAATACAATTATTCAATTGTTGTATTATATTATATTATTTGACTAGTTTGGCTTAAAGTCCCCCCGGAAAACCGACGAGATTTGCACCAATGCCAAATCCAGCACCAGAGCGAGCCGTAACACCAATGCTAGGAACATACGTGTCCAAGATGCTAAAGGTGGCGGCGGCAGTCAAAGCGATCAATGCAATCTCCTCCAAGTTCAAGGAGCGTTTAGGAATAGCGTAAGCGGCGATGGCGACCATAAGACCCTCAACAAGGTACTTGATAACTCTCTTAACAAGCTCAGAAATATCAAACATGCTTATAATAAATAATAAGAAAAAAATATATTATGCGATAAAAAACTTAAAATTAAATAGTTGTAAACTATTATAAAATGGATCATCCTAAAGAAACGAGCGCGTCTTATGAAAAACAATTGAATGCCGATGGATCAGTAAATTCTAAATATGTTGATTTACTCGAAGAAGATAAGCCTATTGCTGGACAAAAGTTTGTTTGCATTTCTTTTGTTTCCCCCGACAAGATTTTAAAGCAAAAGGAAGTCTTCTTTTTTCAAGAGTTCCTAAAGAAGTGGGATTTCAACAAGAGTATGGAAAAATTTGTTCAATTCCTCAACTTTTTGAGTTACAAATACAAGCTTACTTTTGACGACATCACCAAAGATTTTCAGGAGTTTGTTAAGGAGGAACATGACAATCTGATTAATTCTAGCATGGAAGATGACTACAAGTCCTTCTTGGACCAGAACGAGGAAGAATTGGAGAATTCCTTCAATGTCAAGTTTAACTTCCAGACTTCCACACGAGGATTAAAAGTTCGCGGTGTGTATCCCACGCTTGAAGAGGCAGAATTGCGCTGCAAGATGTTGCGAGAGTTGGACCCTAATCACGATGTGTTTGTTGGTCCCGTTGGTTTGTGGATGCCCTGGGATCCAGAGGCCTACAAGACGGGACGCGTTGAATATATGGAGGACGAGTTGAACCAATTGATGCATGAGAAGACCAAGAATGAGTCTTTTGCCAAGTCCGCTTTTGAGCAACGCGTCAAAGAGTCGAAGAAGAAGGCTATTGATGAGAATATCAAGATTGCTGAAAAGACTGGTGCCGTTTTAACTCAAAGCGTTGACGCAGATGGAAATTTGATTGGTGTTAATAACGCAAATACGCAAGAAACGGTGCTAAGAGAAAAGGATCCCGATACTATTTCTGCCGCGGACATTCGCGCGGAGCTTTTCGAGGGAGAAAATATTGTAGTTGGAAAGACGGATTATGGTCAAAGCGAATTGGTGAGTGGACCTTTTGCATTAAAGAAGGATGTGTAAACCCACAAAATATAAAAATATAATTTTTTACACCTTTTCACCTTTCAAACGCCGATCATATATGATAATTCTGCCATTTAGGCAGAATTATCATTTATATAAAGGTGATTTATCGGTGAAAAGTAACAGTTACCTAATAACATTCAAAGATGCCGACCCTTTGTGGTCGGCATTTGAAATGTTAAAAGGTGTATAATTCAAATAAAGAAAATAAAATAATAAATTATATATATGGTAAAAACGCGCGCAACTGATAAAAAAATGAAACATACAAATAAAAGGGTCAATAGGAAATTTGTTAAAACTCAAAAGCATGTAACTCAAAAATTGTTGCCTGCAACTCCTAATTATCAAGAAAAAGAATTATGTTGTGCAATTCGTTTTTATGACAACTTTGATGAAATGATAAAACAGTTTAAAAAAACAAAAAAATATGTTGAAGCTATTTTAGTATCAAGTAAACCCAATCAAGAAGTTATGGATGGAAACAAAAATGCTGCGCTGTATACTCAGCAATTTTTGAAATTGTATCCTGATAATAAATTTGCCAAGTATTTACAATCTATTAACAATAAAGAAATAGGAACCAATATTGGTTTCTCGAGAGATGATGCAAGAAACTTGATAAAATGGGTTTTAGATCCAAAAATAAAAACAAAAATTGCTATTTTTGATTGGGATGGCACTATTTCTGCAGTTGAAGGCGTTGTCTTTCCCCCCACCAAATATACCACCCTTGAAATGTTTAAAAAAGGCATTACTTATAAAGAAATTGCCTTGTATTATGCTGGAACAAAAGAACGGTTGGAGGATTTCCAAAAAATGTTTAATTTCTTGCACGAAAAAGGAGTAGAGGTTTTTATATTAACTAATAATCCGGTGGCTGCATGCAATTGGCGAAAACTTAATGACAAGGGAATTGGAGAATTCTCTCGACACAATTTTTACAAGGTTGCAAAACAGTTCATTCCGCATGTTAAACTGCAGAACATCTTGTGCGGTTATGAAACAGATGGATTCAAACCGGACACTTTTAATAACAACCCGCGACTAAGAGATGTGTATGCTCGAATCGAACATTGGCATTTTATGCAATCTTCATCAACATCAAATTAATATTTAAATGCACTATGGTATCGCTCCTTCTCATCCATTCCCGTTCTCTTTCCTAAAAATTCAAAATATTTTTTTGATATTTCATATTCTTTAGGTTTCTTGTTTTTTAATACCTCTAGACGAACTTTCATAATCATCGCTACTTGCCATATGCGTTTGTGTGTGTATTTTTTGCTTTTATACAGTTTTTCGAGTTTATGAATTGTAGTTTTAACATCTTGCACTGTTCTGTATTTAATATGTATTGTATCTTTTGGATTTTTGTCTATATACACATCGAATGATTTATCTGGATTCTTCGGATTGAAAAAAAATTGTTTCTTCGTTTGGCCTTTTTTATTATTTTTTTTATTATTTCTTTTAATTTTCCGTGTTTTTGTCTTCATGTTATAATCAAATATAAATTTATCTTGCGTAAAATCTAACGCATTTTTATTTCAAAACAACTTAAAAAAAAGCACTAAATATAAGTAAGATGCGCTGGTTACTTATGTTTACATTGTTTTCTTTTGCAAATGGATTGATAAAACAAATGATTGGTAATAGTCTTTTGAACGCTAATGAAAAAATGTGCAAAAATTGTATACATTTTATGCCACAAGCTATGAAAGAGGGCGAGTTACCCATAGGTGATTATTACGGAAAATGCAGCAAATTTGTCTACAAGTATTTTATTGATGATGAAGAAGATTATGACAACAAGTTTGCAATTTATTGTCGTTTGAACGAAAAGCTGTGTGGAAAAGGGGGGAAGTATTACGAAAAGAAGTGAGATTTATTTTGACCCGGTTCACCATTTTGTTTTTTTCACACTAATCTTTGGTCCTTGACCGCGTTTCTTGACATTATTTGGGTCATATTTTTCGTCTTCTTCATCCGAGTTAATATCTTTGCTGAGTTCCCAAAACTCTTTGGATCCTAATTTGAAATCATTGTGCGAATCGGCCTTATACCAGAAGACTTGTTCGTGCAATTTGTTTGATTTGGCATTGTTGTTTATTACCAAACATTCATAATTTTCCGTGCACTGGTCCATCACTTGACAAAAGGACTCAAAAGTTGGAAACATTCCTGCATAATTCTCATAAATGCGTTTTCTATTGGCAATATATGGTTCTCTCAAAATAAAAACATAATCTATGTTTGTTCTTAAAGTTGGTGGTATACCGAGCGGATATTGCATTGTAATGATAAGCATTATTTTCCAATGTCTCATTGGATACCATTCTCTATTAGGCATTTATTCCTAATTTCATCGAATCCGTGCTTTTTAAATGGGCACAGCATCTTCTCAGATGGGATTAGACTATATTTTAAGCCTTCATCGACAGTGATTAATTGTCTCCGGCCCACGGGCATTTAGTCGTTGAACTGCCATCATATCCTTATCATAACGGACTTAGATGACTAGCTGCGGGTTGTCTCTATTTTACACCTTATTACTATACCTTATGTGATTAGCATAAGCCACTATAATATTTCTATTATAATTTAGTAGTATAAACCTTTAAAGAACTTTACAAGTTCTAAATCAAGATGTCTCCGCAATTTGGGCGTGTCGCAAATGCATTTTAATATTCCTAAACACATTCACTAGCTATTCTTTTGGAATAACTACGGCAAACATTCACCGTTCATAAAGAGGAGTCGCATCATTTTATCGCGAGTCCATGTACCATCATACAAACAATCATCAAGAATTACAAATGCGCGTGGATCGATTGTACTGCGTTTAAAAGTTTCCATTTCCTTTTTAATCTGTTTTAAAACCGATTTTTGCCGCTTTAAAATATTCTCCACGATGGCAGTGTTGTACTCGTTGTGAATAAACAATTTGGGTACCATTTTACCATAGAATCCGTTTCCTTCTTCTGTGCCAGCAACAACAACGCCAATAGGAATGTCCTGATGATAAAAGAGAAGATCTCTCACAAGAAAAGATTTGCCGGTGTCACGGCGACCAATTAATACAACGACGGGCCCTTTTGACTCATTAGGCTTGAAACTGATGGTTTTCATATCAAATTTTTTCAATTCTAGAGTCATATGTTAATTTAGATAATAACAATAAAATAATTATCAAAAACTTACACATTTCACACATATTGCATATTTCTAACCATTTCATTTAGAAAAGTCGCGCATTTTTTCTAAATGAATGCGCAATTTCTTTATGAGTTAAATTTTAATATAATTTATATATTATTTAGCTAATGACAACTACTACCGATACAATTAACTATGAAAAGCGAAAGAATAGTGAACTATTCAAAAGCTTTCAAGAAAAGAAAGAATTATCTTTCTCGTCACTGCAAAACTACAGCCCCATTTTTAATAAATTTTTTTCTTTAACACCCAACAATTTTAATGCTATTAATTTGAATAATAAGTTTTATATTTTTGATATTAAAAATTCATTAGAAGACAACAATAATCTTTACAATTGCCTTGTTAAAAGTGTAGACAATGACAAAATTTTAGAAAAAGAAGTATTCTTCAAGTTTGCGCCACTCGTTGACCCCTTTAAATTCTTAATTGGAAAATACAATATCCACGATGAAGCATTATACACTTTGCCTAAAATGAATAGCCCAATTTCATCTGTGCATCCCAAATTGCTCGATGAAAATAATGCATCTTATGTTGATTCTTTTTTTTCATATTTATCAAGCAAATTAATTCATAATTATCGTTTTGTAAATGGTGTAGACTTCTATGGGTCTTTTTTGGGAATCAAGCACAAGTACACATTAAATGTAATTGATGACATTGAATATTTGACTCAGTCTGACTTTTTTAATAAAAACAAAAATGTTGCTTTTGATGTCGAGGATTACAGCTTTATTTTAAATGATAATGAAAAACCCAATGTTCTTGCACCCATTAAGATTGATCACAATTTTTCTAGCAAATCGATGATTTCTATTCAATCCATTGACGACAATTTATACGAAGACCTCTTTAATACGAATTTATATGGTGGGGAACAAGAAAGTCAAACAATTCAAACAATTCAAACCTTGACAGAAGAGAATTTGAAAGAATTGGTGGATGTAACCGATTCGAAAGAATTAACAGATCACAAAACTACCACAATAAAATCGGGTTCTACCTGTTCTTCGAGAACATCCCACACATCAGACGAAAATTGTTCGAAATGCGACGATTCTAATTCCACCGATGAATCTCAAGAAAGCGAATCATCTACTTGGGAGTCAACTGGTTCTAGCAGTGACTGTGAAGAACAGAGCGTCGAAGTTGTTATACCCAGATTCCCAGTAAACATAATTTGCATGGAGAACTGCAAAAATACATTTGATGATTTAATAATTAATGAAGAATTGTCGCAAGAAAAGTGGTTTTCCGCTTTTATGCAAATAATTATGATTTTAATTACTTATCAAAAATGCTTTTCTTTTACTCACAACGATTTACACACGAACAATGTAATGTATGTCGAAACTGACAAAAAATATCTTTATTACTTTTTTAATAAAAAATATTATAGAGTTCCAACCTTTGGAAGAATTTTTAAAATTATTGATTTTGGAAGAAGCATTTACAAATATGATGGAAAGCTTTTTTGCAGCGATAGTTTTCAACCAGGCGCGGACGCTGCTACACAATATAACACGGAACCTTATTTTAACGATAAGAAACCGCGATTGGAACCGAATTATAGTTTTGATTTGTCCAGGTTGGCATGTTCCATTTTTGATTATGTTATTGAAGATTTGGACGAGATAGCTGATTTGACCGAGTGTACTCCTGTTGCGCGTCTAATTTATGAATGGTGTTTAGATGATAATGGCATTAATATTTTGTATAAGAATAATGGAATGGAAAGGTACCCCGATTTTAAATTATATAAAATGATTGCTCGTTGCGTTCACAACCACACGCCTCAAGCGCAATTAGAAAGAAAAGAATTTAAGATGTTTCAAGTTGCAAAGAAAGATATACCTAAAACAAGCATCGAAAAAATTATTAATATTGATGAAATGCCAAATTTAGCGATTAAACAAGAAAAATAAAATAAACATTCTATTTATTAGTAATAAAATGTCATATGGCTTTATAATTACTCGTCATGTTAATTCAGAAATAACAAATCATTATTGGAACCATTGCATTCAATGCATACGGCGTTTTTATTCTCCAGAAAAATATAAAATTATTGTAATAGATGACAATAGCAACAAAGATTTTTTAAAATCGTATTTTGAATATCAAAATGTAGAATATATTGAATCTGAATTTCCTGGAAGAGGAGAATTGTTGCCTTATTATTATTTTCACAAACATCATTATTTTGACAATGCGGTAATTATCCATGATAGTGTTTTTTTCCAAAGAAAAGTAAATTTTTCGAAAATTCTTCTTCCAGTTCTCCCACTGTGGCATTTTTCTGAAGTAAAAACCGAAAATATTCCAAATACTTTAAGATTGCTGCAATTTTTAAGAAACAACTTTCAGCTTCAAAAAAAAATTATAAAAAGTGATAAATATGAAATTCTATCATTTACTAGCGTTAACACTAATGATTGGTTTGGTTGTTTTGGAGTTCAAAGTTATATAAACTATAATTTTTTGGCAACAGTGCAAAAAAAATATAATCTCTTCAATTTACTGCAAGTTGTAAAAACCCGGACAGATAGATGTTGTTTAGAGAGAATAATTGGCGCAATTTTTTATATAGAATATAAAGATCTTTCTAGATATAAATCATTGTTGGGAAGCATAAACGCTTATTGTTCGTGGGGTTATACATGGAATGAATATTGGAGTCAAATTGTGCAAAAGAAAAAATCCAAAAAACCTCTTGTTAAAATTTGGACTGGGCGTTAATATAACAAAAATCTAAAAAACTTTCTTTAAATTAAAAATTAAATAAAAATTTTAATTTAAAAACTATACTAAAAGTAATAGAACTTTAAACAAAATGTTTGCTCCTACTCTTCCCATGAATGTTGTTAACAGACTTGTAAAAAAAGCATGCGCTTCAAACAAGGATAACAAGTATTTTCAATTCAAATGGAATAAATTTTCTGGAGTATATGAAATGCGTTGGTTTTTTCGCAAGTGTTATCAAAGAAGCTTTGTGGCCTTGAATGCCTGCATTAAATATAAAAGTAATAATCCGCCAGAAATTATACATTTGCTAACAGAAAAAGCATGTGAAAAATGTATTGATCCTTTACTTTGTATTCATAAAGAATCTGGCAAAGAATCTGACAATTTTATTAAAAAACTGCGTTGGGCTATAAAGTATGAGTTTCCTGAAAAAAAATTTTATTATGAGCATGATTACCAATGCAAAGACAAAGAAGACGAAGCAGAAGAAGAAGAAGAAGAAGAAGAAGAAGAAGAAGAAGAAGAAGAAGAAGAAGACGAAGACTATGACATAAAAAAATACACATATTTTTATTTTGAAAATGAGAATGGGGGCTACGATTGCGCTTTCATTGAAAAAAATTCTTGCGAAGATTCATTTTTGGGCGACTATTGGGAACCAATGTTTCATCGCGCCTATGTATCAATTAATAATACATACTTTCCCTTTTTCAAAGAACCAGAAGTTAAAAGAGAAACGCGTCTGTGGAATGAAGAAAAGCCTTGCGTAGATTACTATTCTATTACATATTTAAATAAAGAACGCGGCATGCAAGCAAAATTAATTTCAAACTTCACTTGGTCTTTTGTATATTTTAACGCAGAAAAAAATGAATGGATTAAAGAACTATTTCAACCATTCGAAAGAAGACAGCTAGTGTCATTTTATGAGGTATATGATGAGGATTGTTATATAGTTATATAGTTAATTAAAATCCAGGATTATCTGTAAACACCGCCGGATTTGTTACTCCAGATTCTCCACCCTCCTGTATTACGGGTTTTAATTGCTCAATAATAAAGTTGCCTGCAATTACGCTAAAATAAACCAATAGAGAATCGCGTATTAAAAACTTTAGAGGTTTACTTTCTTTGTCTACAAAACGCATTTCAATAAACTTGACTATAAAAAAAATTACTGAAATTATTCCAGCTATTACAAAAATATTCTGCATTTATTTTACACCATTAAATTCTTATTTTTTATTTTACGCAATAAGCTATCTAATAAAAAATAAGACAATAATTGATAATATTTATTACACCGACCGGAAAGAAAAATTAGACAAAACGCATTTATGATTTGTATATTTTATAACTATGTTTCAAGTAGTTTGTTAAATATTCTTTTGTATTTTTTTCTAAAATATTTGTAATCCTACATGATATTTTATATATTTTCAACAAAAAATATATAAAAATCGGCATTTGAAATGAAAAAAGGTGTAAAACAAAGAGAGAAAGTTTCACGCCGAGCATTTATTCAATAAGAGTCATTCCGGATAGTTCTTTCAAATATCGTTTGCTGCAACTTTCTACTAATAACCCATTTGCATAAACGCCGTAGTTCATATAATAATCGTTATTCTCTAATGCAATATGGTAAATAGGTAGTTCGCCTTCAACTTGGTATGGTTCTGCGCGAGGGTCTAAAAAGGTAAATAGACGATATTTGTTGTCTGTAATATAAAAATGTTTTATTTCTTGGATTGTTTTTTCTCTTTGTTCATCATTCAGATAATCTACTAGAATAGAATGCCATCCGGTTAAAATTAAATCTTCTCCGACTATTTCTGGATATTTCTCTTTTGTGCATTTATACAGACGATTTTTAATTCTATCGTCGTTTGCGTAACTATGGATGGTTGTTTTACCTATCATATCTACTCGTACATAACCATTCATTACGGTTTTCACCAAAGTTCCCGGACGAATATATTGAATGAAAACATATTCTTCCTCTGATTTTTCGCTGTTGTAACAAAGTATTTTTGTGTTTTCTCCAAAGCAAGGAACTGATGATGGTCCATCAGATCCATAACGTAGAATACTGCCGTTATTTGAATCACCAGTGGTTCCATAATAAGCAGCGTATAAGTAACTTTCGTTTGACACTATTCCGTTAAGTAAACGGTTTGCGTAACTTGCGCCCAAACTATATGTAGATATCGTTGAACCGTCAGACAACTGAACTTGTGTAATTGTAGAAGCAGAACTTGATAATACATATAAGTATGCTTTATCGCTTGAAACAGTTAGTCCGGTTATGCCAGAAAATCCAGATAACCAATTTGCCGCGTTGTTACTACTACCTGCTGTTGATAGTGTCATTCTTACAATTTTTCCAGGACACCCTACATACAAATAGGTATCGTCTGTAGCTAATGCTTTTGGTATGTCACCACTTGTTAATGTTAATGTATTGTTCAAGTTATTGTATCCAGATATTCCATAATAGTTGTTGTTGGTTGAACCAAAATCAGGATCGTTATAATAAGCGTCGCCGCTCGATATGCTTGATAATGCACATCTTCCTAAAAATCCTTCGTAGAATGAAGCATACAAATAATTACCGGCTATAACAATTGCAGATGTGGTTGGAATTACATTTTGGTCACTTTCATCTTGATATGAGTTAAAACCATAAGTAATAACAGCTAATGACATTGTTGGAGAATTTATTGTAGCGACAAATGGTTGATTTTGATCAGCATAAGATGCATATAAGTAGCCACTACCAATTGTTAATGGCCCTACAGAATTATTTCCTCCAGCTAAAAGAAAAGTACTAGTAGTTTTATCTGATATTTTATAACTATTAATGCATAAACCATATCCCCCACCATTATCTTGACTATTTGAAACATATATGTATGTACCATCTGTCGCTAAACCGTACGCCGCATTTATAGGAGAAACCCAGGTTGTTGTTGACATTTATATTATTATATTATATTATTATAGTTAAATATAAAAAATGTCTAAATATACACATTTGGATATTTAACTTTGCACAAGATTTGAGTATTTTTTTATTTTTTTAATAGATTTTGTCTCATTTTTCTTTCCGGTCGGTGTAATACTATTAATATTAATCTTACAGTTAAGTTAAAATTTCAATATCATTCATCAAGAAGTCTTCGTGCAAGTTCATTTCTGGTTGATCTAACACATGAACATCAAAATTATCCAAATTTACCGATTGATCTTGAATTTGTAATCTCACATTATTCTCATCATCGTCAGAGTCATATTGTGATTTTCTTTGCGCGTTTCTAAACTCGCTTATTTCATCGAGTCTTTCCATTGTCTTTGGAGCAACAACATTCGTTTCACTATTGTCGGCTTCTCTCACATTATCCACATCACTAAATGATAATTTGCTTGCATCTTCAGTCAAATCGGGAAATTCTGGAATTTCGGTTTCAACCGATCTTATTGCTTCCACTCCTTCTGACTCTAAAGTTCGAACAACTGGAATAACCGGTTCCTCTTCTTTTGTAGCCCCCTCTGTAATAATGTGTGGTTTTTCCGCTTCTTTTTTAGCGTCATCATCTTTAGGCTTTTCAATGACTTCTTCTTTTATTTCCTCTACAACATCCTCTTCCACCGTCTCATCCATGTACGCGCGCAATATTGATTCAACTGGAATGCTTTCTCGCAGCGTATTCAATATACATTCTTGAATAATTATTTCTAGTTCACGATTGTGTTTTTGGGTTTGGAGCGGCGGAATATTGATTTCAAATAAATAGACATTTTTATATATCTTTCGCGCAACATTGATGTAAATTTTGTGAATAAAATCGTCCAACTTTGGAATTGTAATATCAATCTTCTTCTGCTTCTGTCCCACTCGAATGGCTGTTAACAACTTTAATTGAATAATGTGAACACAAGTTACTAAATCTTCTAAATAACCGCAACCACTCTTATCTATAATTCGAGTTTTCTCGTTCTCAATAATACTTGGATTCCACTTTGGAATTCGACTAATAAAATTTTGAAATGTCATTAAATACTTGTCCATTTCGTTGTTGGACTTGCATAAATGAATTGCTTCATCAAAAATAGACTTTAATCCTTCTGCGACCAACGGCGTTAATATAGTAAGCAATCTTGAACCCCATTCATTTTTTGATTCGTGCAAACTTGACACATTAAAATCGTCCATTTTACATAAAGGTAATATTTTCTAAAGTAAAATCTAAACTCATAAACAAAAAATTTAAAATAAACATTAATAATAATTTGTCATTTCTAAACTCTTTTTTTACTTTATTAAATGCAAACAAAAGTTCATATTTTTTTTCATCAGTCAAATCCAAAAATTGCGCTGGTTGATTTTCTAATAAATAAATTATATCTAGACCACTATAACCCTTCTCGTAGAACTTCTCGGATAAATTTATTAAAAATTCTGGACTGGCGTCTGTTTTTAAAATTTTTTTTTGCTCCATCATTATTTTTTGTAGTTCCTTTTTTAACCAATCCATCCTCTGCGTTTTTATTGTCTTCAATTTAAAAGTTTCATTCAAATTATATTTATATAGATTTATATTTGCACCATTGTGTGATGGCTCGGGTATATATATTTCGCAAAAACGCGACAATATTGGCTTCAATAACTTGTACTTGTCTTCAACAATAATAAAAAACCGTGTAGTGTGACTAAAAAGTTCAATGCATCTACGCAGCGCAGACTGCGCATCTATTGTTAATTTGTCTGCATTCAGCAACACTATGCTTTTGAAAATGTCGCCACCGTTGGAATGGATGTGTGTCTTTGCAAAAAATTTCAACTCTTCGCGAATAAACTTTATTCCTTTCCCGTGAGCGCAATTAACATACATTACATATGATTTTATTTTTTCCTTATCATTATTGTATATAATATTTATAAAATCATTAACAATAGTTCTCTTTCCGCATCCAGAAGAACCGTGAAAAATGATATTTGGAATTTTATGAACCTGATAAAAGTATTTTAGTTTTGCCATTATATTTGTATGAATTTGCAATACCATTTTTTTAGAAAGTAGTTATTATAATAGACCGCGTATTTTTATATTGAATTTAACCGAATTGTTTTTATATTTCGATTTTCTTTGCAATATAATCAACCAGAAACCTATAAAAAAGTTCATATGATAAATTATTGTTGCATTTTTCGTCGCTTATTGTCATAGAACAACCACCGCCTTCAATCATCGAAACATCAAACTTGTTTATATTTTTATCAAACGCGTAATGTATTATCTGTTTTGTATTCTCCAAATCTTTCGCATTGCAGTGCAGATGCAATGACAACTTTTTTGCAGGTAGACCAAAATACAAACAGTTGTCTAATATATATTCAAAATCTTCGAATTTTAATGTACCGCATGTATCAGACAAACACAGCTCCCCAATTGTTTGATTTTTTTCATAGAGGAGTATTTCACGAACTATATAATCATTATCTATTTGACCAGTCAACGGACAGTCGTTTATGCAGGAAATATATAGTTTGACTTTATGTTTGTGTTTTTTGTTACTATCTTTTTCATCTTTTTCATCTTTTTGCAATTCGTCACATATTAATTGCAGCTCCTTCTTTGTTTCTAACAGGGTCTTATTTATGTTCTTCTTTTGAAAAGCGTTTGAAACTGATGTAATCAAAGAAAATTTGTCTACATTACCATCTAATGCCTTTTTCAATGCATTTAAAGTGGGTGCTAATAAAAACATACCAATTTTGTTTTCTTCCCTAGAGTTTTTCGGCGTTGGAGTAAAATCTTCTTTAATTGATTTATGCAATTCTAAAGAATCTGCAAATATTGGAAACAGTTTTTGACTTGCTAGAGATCCAATTTCTATGTTCTTTGGATGATGATTAAATTTTATGCGATAATACATTATTTTTTTTTCCTCTGTTGTCCATAGGTGTTCCATTTCTTTTGATACCGTCTGCAATCCATCCCTCAATGTTACATCAAATAGCTGCGGATTAATTCTGTTGTATAATTCTTGTCTTTTTCCACATTTCTGCAACCACTTATTTAAACTATGAATGCATTTGGGATATGAATTTGACAACATTTATTATAATATGTTGTCAAAGTTTTAAATGAGTTTTATATATCTTGTTTCTACAAAATGTTTTAATAGTTAACCCAGGAGTGCAGCGATTGAGTGTATGGGTTAGATTTAAACGCCGAGAGCAGGTCTGGTTGAATTCTTTCGCACCCTATCTTGTTCTCGTCGTATTGCTGTTTTCCTCGAATCTGTCCTATTTGCGCCTTTCCGGCGGGCATTTGCGAGATCGTCGATGCATTAGGCACCCACATTCGCGGATTGTCTCTATCCGAGTCGATGCGCGCAATGTTTACATTCATTTGCTGATTATAAATCTGCGTGTTTCCTTGAGGAGTGTAACTGAGTTGAGTTGCCTCCAACTTATCATTGTTAGTTTGCCTGTAAGCCGCATCCACAATAACCTCGCCTTGGCGCGCTGCTCCATTTCCACCCACAGTTCCTACATATCCGCATGTCGTTGTGTCGCGCTGGTTGGCCACCGCTTGCTGGTTATGGAGAACATATCCAACGCTCGCCTGGTTTCCAATGTAAGAATCGGGACTATACAAAGTCGTTTCCTTAATAGTGGTGGCCGGCGCATCGCCGGGATTAAGAACATAGTTTTGTTTTACATTTGAACCAGCATCACCATAAATGCGAATATTGGGCCCATATTCTTCTTTTCGCGTCGGTCTAAAAGCATCCATAAGTGGCGCAATAACTGCTTCAATTGCACCTCTAAAAGAGCTGCGATAAGTATCGACTTGTCGACTAGTCGAACGATTATTCTCATACGCCGTATGACTTCGAATAAAAGCCTCGCCATCTTGACTGGGTCCTCGTCCGGCGGCCGCTGATGCAGGCACATCGTTCGCATCTAATTCGACTCTTTTTGGTGCCGTATATGCAGCAGGGACATAACTCGCATTTTTCTCACCGCCAGCTACGCCGCTATAAGAACAACCAGTTGTATTGCGCGTTGTAGCGTGCACTTCTTGAATGGGGCGCAGCGCCTGTCCCTTCTCTTGTCCAGTGGTAGTTAACCATCGGTCTTGGCTATTAATAAAAAAAGTATCAGGGTGGTATTTTTCCACTTTTCCAAGAATTCCCACATTTTGCACTTTTGCATAAGAAGGCCCTTGATGGTTCTCTAGGGAATACTCCAATTTTGGGTTTGTGGCGACGCGCAATTCGTCGACAGTTTTTGGTAACCACGAATCGCGTGCTTCCATACCAGAGTTGTAACCATTGCTTCCGTTAGATGTATAACCCTTGTCTAAACCGGGACCAACATACTCGGAATCAAACGGTTTTACATTACTATTCTTCATGCCAGGATTCACGCGTGATTGAAAAAAATCGCTCATATTGGGCGTTCCATTTGCCCATTGCATATTTTCTTGCGGCTTGAATAAAGGCGCTTGTTCGATTTTCTTAATCACTTGAGAACCACTGCCAACCATATTATCCAACATTGTTTCGGCCATATTTACACCATAAAGTTGTCCTTTAATTTTTCCACCATTAAAAGGAACCATATTGTTGTGCTTAAATTCTTTGCTGTCTAAATAATTCCCTGTAAGAGAATAAATCTCTTGAATATTATTTCCCACTTTTTTACCAGCATTCTCCCTTCGTTCATAGTAGTTTTGATCAAAATATTTATCAGTTGCAGAATTTGGATTTTCATATCTTTGCACTGTGTCAACTAACTCATTTAAATTTGTAACGGGATAATTTTGAGGGGGTGTCATGGTATTTGGTAGAACTTTGCGACCCCCCATATTTGTAAATTCTTCTTGTTGAATTGTTTTTAATCCTTTTTCTAACCTCGCTTTTTGAGCTGAAATACTATTTGATGGGGGTTGATTTGCTATTACATACATTCCTCCTAACGCTAACATTGGTATGGCAATTTCCATTAGTAATATATATATAAAGTATTATATTTTTTACAATAACACTTTATATATATTCAAAATTAATTAAAAGGTTTAAATATTTGAACACGACGCCGTTTGTGCGCATGTGTTTGGTCCTCCCACATAACCACCTCTTACAACATTGGTTGGCAGTGGCGTATAATTGTTGGATAAATTGCACGGTACTTTGGCTACAAAATAGTCTCTTTCTAAAAGTCGTGTGCTCAAATTATTTTGAAATGGTTTACATGTATTTTCCTGGGGATTCAGTGGAGGATAATACCAATCAACTTGCTCCAAGTCGCGAGCTGTCCAGGCCGGCATTATAGTGCGCGACTGTTCGGTTGTTAAACTAGAACAAACGGGGTATTGTATAGCGATCGATTTAAAATCAAATCGTTGATATTCGTCTTTTCCTAAACAATCTTTACTTAATGGCCTGTTTACTCCTAGTAATTCACTTTCCAAATTAATCGAATTTGTTCTCAAGTTTGCTCCCCATTTTTGTATTATTATTTGAGGATCCGCCATATATGCAGGATGCTCGCCGTTTCCAGGCATATTCATAATATATCTTCCTTGGTCTGTCATTTGTTGCAACTTTTTTGATATTCTGCAAGGATCACTGTTAAATCTAGTTTCGGCCATTTATATTACAACCACAAAAAAACCATAGAAGTAAAAACAATAGAAATTATAAATTATAATATAAATATAAAACGCCTTGTTAAATTATGTCTTCTTCTTCTCTTTTGTCAAAACTGTTTCATTTTGTGTTGGTTATGACAAAAAAATACGACATTGATGAATCTCACGGATTGACTCATAGTATGAATGTTCTTCACTTTGCTCATAATATTTACAATGATGAAGTTCAAAAACTACCTTTTATCCAGTCTCATGAAAAAATTATTTATGTTTCTTCCATTCTTCATGACATGTGCGATAAAAAGTATGTAAATCAAGATAATGGCATTAAAGAGATTTCTGATTTTTTGGAAGACACTCACAAAGTGTTGCCTCAAGAAATTAATGTTGTGAAAAATATTATTAGCACAATGTCATATTCAACTGTTAAAAAGAAGGGATTTCCTTACTTGTACGAGTTCCAAACAGCGTATCATATTGTTAGAGAAGCTGACTTGTTATCAGCTTACGATTTTGATAGATGTATGATTTATAATATGCGCCAACAAAACGGCAATGTTAATGAAGCGTTTGAAGATGCGAGCAAGTTATTTGAGACCCGAGTTTTCAAGCACAAAGAAGATGGTCTTTTATTAACTGATTACGCATTGCAACAAGATTTTGCTTTAAAACAAATTGCGCGCGCTAGAATCACCGGGTGGAGGTACCTTGTAAATAATCGTAATTTATTATAAATTTATTATAAATTTAATATAAATCTTTTATAATCTCTCGTTTCCATAACAAATGGCATTTCTTTAACGCCGGCGTCTCGCAAATTGGCAAACCTATTGCGACCATTGCAAAAATCTATGTTGCCGCCATCGTCTGTATAAATGTATGGAGGAACAGAAACTCGCAATTCTGTTATATCTTTTTTTGAATTCAAAAATTTTTGTTTGGCGCTACAATATTTTATAGCATCAAATTTGCCAATATAGTCTTTTGTCTTTTTCCAACTGTTATTTATTTTTTTAGTGTTAATTATAACTAATTTACATTTTTTTGGCAAGTCTTTATATTCCCGCATAACCGCGATGGTGCGCAAAATTGCATCGTAAGGTATAATTTGACTAGTTTCCATTTTAACTTATTAGTGGTTCGGTTCCAATGAAATATAGAAGAAAACACTAATCAATTTTTTGTTTATTGCAGTTTCGATAAAAAATAAATAATAAATATTATAAAAAGAAATATATATTATTTATTTTTTAATACTTAAAAATATTATTATTAGTATGAATATTGATCGATGAAGTTAACAATAACGGAAGAAGAGTCCGAGCCCACAATTTGCTTGAATATGATTGTTAAAAATGAAAGCAAGATCATTGTCAGACTATTAGAATCGGTCGAATCTATAATCGACTGTTATTGCATCTGCGACACAGGATCTACTGATAATACTGTAGAGCTAATCACGGAGTATTTTAAAAAAAGAAATATACCTGGAAAAATTGTAGAGGAGAAATTTATAAATTTTGCACACAATCGAAATTACGCCTTGCAGAGTTGCATTGGTATGTCTGATTATGTGTTATTTTTAGATGCCGACATGGTGTTAGAAATTAAACCAGAATTTAAAAAATCTATGCTTCGCGAATATGATTCTTTTTTGATATTACAAGGAACAGAAGAATTTTATTACCACAATACTCGAATTGTAAGAAATAGTGGAGGTTATTTTTACATTGGTGTAACTCATGAATATATATCCACACCCAATAATAATAGATCGTCTAATATTGATAAAAATGTATTATTCATTCGAGATATTGGAGACGGTGGATCAAAATCAGATAAATTTGAAAGAGATATTAGGTTATTAAAGGGAGGGATTGAAGAAAATCCAGATAGCGACAGATATCATTTTTACCTAGCAAACACTTATTTTGACAATGGCAAATGTGAAGATGCGATCCCAATATATAAACGACGCATTGAAATAGGTGGTTGGGAACAAGAGGTTTGGTATAGTTATTATAGATTGGGACTGTGTTATAAAAATTTGGGCAAAATAGAACAAGCTATTGCCACTTGGTTAGATGGATACAATTTGTTGCCTAGACGCGTTGAAAACTTGTATGAAATTATACAACATTATCGCATTTTAAACAAATGTAAAGTTGCTCACGGGTTTTATAAAATGGCAAAAGAGTCTTTAAAAATGGCAACAGATAAAGACAACTTTCTATTTTTAAAGAACGATATTTATACTTATAAACTAGACTATGAGATGTCAATATTGGCATGCTACTTGGGAATAAAAAATATTAACGATGAAGCGGTAACTGTTTTTAATAACTGCAATGAGGGGAACATAGTTAATAATCTTTTATCAAATATGAAATTTTATAAAGATATTTTGAAACCAATTGCTACCTTGGATTTTACTGATAAAATTAATCATAATATTGCAAATAAGGACCGCGCTTTTAAAACATCTTCTTCTTGCATTATTCCTAATCCAAATGGAGATGGGTATTTAATGAACATTCGCATGGTGAATTATACAATTGCTCCATCCGGATACTACAACGATTGTGAAGACTATATTATTTCTATAAATAAATGCATCGAGCTTACAAAAAATTTTAAAGTTGTAAGTGAAAAATTAATTAATTCAAAATTTGAAGACAGGAGATATGTTGGACTAGAAGATGTTCGTATTTTTAAAAATGATAAAAATAATAACGAAATTGAACTACTTGGCACAACATTGCACAAAGATGGAACAATTGGTATATGCAACGGCGTATATGACACTAGCGTGGATTATATGGAAGCCGTCGAGATTAAACCAAGTTTTTCAAAAACTGATTGCGAAAAAAATTGGGTATTTGTAAATCTTGAAAATGAAACGCATATTATTTATGGATGGCATCCCTTGCAAATATGCAAAATAAATCGTACTTCACAGTCACTCGATTTAGTTAGAAAAGTGGATGAAATGCCAAAGATATTTAAACATATGCGCGGTTCAACAAATGGATCCAATTTTAAAGATGAGATTTGGTTTATAACTCACATTGTCTCATATGAACAACCAAGACATTATTATCATTCATTTGTTGTTTTTGATAAAACGATGAAGTTCTTGCGATATTCGGCACCATTTAAATTTGAAGGCGAATGCATTGAATACACTATTGGTTTGATAGTTGAAGAAAACCGTGTTATTGTGCCTTATAGTACATGGGACAGAACGGCAAAAATTGCAATCTATGATAAAAAGTACATTGATTCGGTTGTTAAATACACTTGAATTGCTGCAAAAGAGTAATAAATGAAAAAATAAAATAATAATTAAGTAAATATATTAAAAGATTAATAATATATTTATTATGGAATCTACTAACGACGAGCTAAAAAATTTAAAGCTAAAATTAGAAAAAGAGGGTGAAGAAAAAACAATAGCGCTCGCTAGGTCTCAGTTAGCAAAAGACGCTGATACAATGTTAGACTCTGTTACAAAAATAATGAAGAATGGAGAAAAAGAATTTATTGAAAAAGCTGGAAGATATATGTCTTATTCTGAAATTAGAGAAATTTATGGTTAACTATTTATTATAAAATGTCTGCTTCATAATAAATATAAATTAATTTTTATAGTATATTTCACACGAGATTCTTTTTTTATTGTATTTTATGTTCTTTATACTTTCTATGCAAAAAATAATAACCTTCTTTTTTTGCACTTTCCAAGTCTTTGTGCCTTTCGTGTATTTGAAGACGCGTCGATTCTGGTTGATAATATATTAAATGTTTATATTCCGGCTTATTAAATAATGAGGTTAAAACTATTTCTTCTGGAAATATGGATAAAAATGGCCATCCCAACTCAACCATTTCATAATACTCGCTAATAAGTTTTTCTATTATTTCAGATTTCATGTTTAATCCAAATACTATTGTTAGAACATAAGAAGCTTCATGCAAATTTGTATCCGTTATTACATTTAACAAATTAATAGTTCTTTGAAAAACCATGGCATCATAATTATTATTATGTCTTACACTATAAAATAAAGTATCTTCGCCATCCAATATATCAAACAACTTCTTTGGATTGTTAACAGCGTAACATCCAGAATCAATCCAAATAACTTTTTCGAATCCAAGTTTTTTAGCTTCCAACATCATAAATATTTTAAAACAATATGGAACACCAACATACTTCATTTCTTTTCCCGTTGGCGTTGGAAATCCACCATTAAATAAATAAAAATAACCATCGTAACCCACTTCCTCTAATGATTTTATTATTTGTTGAGAAGCAATTAATCTGGATTTATTATCAATATTTTTATCAAAATCTATATTTTCTCTTGAAAATGGTGCGCAACAAACGATGCAGTTTTTGCTATCTTGATAATTTCCAAGTTTGTATAGTTTTTTTTCTGGCAAAACGCTTTCATCTTCTTCTATTAATTTCTGTCTTAAACCTGTTGTGCAGCGATTTTTAAAATCATCGTAACCATAAAGATTATTTTTATGTGAATATAAATCTTTTAAAATATCGTCTATATTTTTTTCTTTAAGTTGTTTGTGAATATTTCTATAATCTTCAATAGTGTATTCTTCTTTGTCTTCTATATCTATTAAAAACGGATTATCCATAATTGTAAATATAAATAATATAAATAGGATTATATTTATATTTATATTTTTTAACTAAAAGTTTATTTTTCTATTTTTATTTTTAAGTTCGTTATTATTTTATGAAGAAGGCAGCGGTGCTAAACACAAACGAATTGAACCTAAACTTGCGACATCATACTTTACAACTAGCGGCAAATCATTCTCTAAATAAACCTCAATCTGCGAACATAGATTTGTACACTTGATAAAATATCCCAAATTCTTCAAAGAAAACTCCCCTTGAATTACCTTTGATGAATCCTGCTTCAAAATAAATCCCATACTTCCATCCGACTCGGCGCGATTGATTTCAGCCGACGCAAATTGGCCAGAACACTTAAATATTAATTCATTTCCAACAGACTTTATTTCTAATTTCTCTGAAATTCCCGACATGTCTCGAATGATCTTTTGAAAGTCAGCCGACGGTAAATTGATAATCGATGAAAACTTTACATCGGGGTACTCCAACTCCTCTTGCTCTGGTTCTATTAATCTCAACTTTTGTGTTTTGCATTGTTTTATTTCCCCATTCTCAAATCGAAGCGCTAAATGCGAAACAATACCGTCAACATAATCCGAGTTTTCAATATATATTGTTAAAGTGTCATCATTATCTATCGAATTAATCAACTTGAATAAATGAAACATATTCACACCAATAATAATCTTTTCCTTCTTGCATTCATAAAACTCAAAATTCTGCGCCGCTAAATATAGATGCGCCAAAATTGTGTGACTCTTGTCCATATTAATAATTCTAATGCCATCGGGCTGAAATGAAATATTTGTTTCCAAAAGAATATCCTTTAGAGCCGTCATAAGAGTTCTAAAAGGTGCAATCTGTACAGTCTTTATAGTCAACACATTATTTTCAGGTGAAGCGTTTTTTAGTGAATTTGACATTTTATATTTATTTTTTAATAATCTTTAAATACTTATGTGTTAAATTAAATATTTAAACGCACTCGCGGGTTTTTATATCATATAAATATATAATGTCCGCGCGCACTGCAGAAGAACAACTAAGCGAGCTTATTGAAAAATCAAGTAAAGAAAAAAAGGATAAAATTATTAACGGGATTTATGATCATATGCAGAAAAATTATTCAAAAAGAGAAATTCCGCATATTACAAAACAAGCTGTAAGCAAGGTTTTTAGAGTATTAGAAAATTATTGCAAAATTTTGCACACTGGTAAAGTCAAAAATCCCGTTCCTTCCGGCATTTTCCACAGTTCCAATTTAGCAATAAAAAACTGCAGCGCATATAAAATGCAACAAAAAATTACCGAATTCTTTGAAAATAATAAAAAGATTGTCGTCGAACAACTAACTAGTATAGAAATTCTAAAAAAAATGATTACTCCAGAAGAATATGACATTGCTCTTGAAAGATTTTCGCCAGAGAAATTATCAAGTAGTTCTTCACCAAGATCTCCAAGGTCTTCAAGATCTCGACATTCTTCCAAAGAAATCAACTGGGATGAAGTTGATGGAGGAGCCAAAAAAAAGCGCAATACGCGTAAATCGCGTAAATTGCGCAAATCGCGTAAATCCAAAAAAACTGCCAAACGCCGCTTTTAAAAATATTATTTGAATAAAAGTATTCAAATAATCAAATAATCTAATAAAATTTTTTCCTAAATAGAAATAGTCTAAAAATACATTTAAAAACTAACACCTTAACTTGTCTAATGGATGAAGACAGTTTAAAATTGCAACAATATTATACCAACATTGAAACTTTATTTCAAAAATACAAAGACAATGATTATATGCAACAACGGCTTAATTATCATATTATGAATTTTCTTCCGTCTACTCTTGAAAATGAATGCAAGAATCGTGAAAAACGCGTTATTCGAAATGATGTTTTAACTCATGAACATCAACAGTTTATTCAAGTATTTTTGAGCGAGAATCAGTATTACTATTTACCCAATAATAATTGTTTCTTCTTTTATAACGGAAATAACTATACGCCCGTTAAAGAAGATATTATTCAGCATCAGCTCCTTATGACTATTTCTAAAGATAAAAAACTTGCTGAATGGAAATTTCGCACTAAAATTAATGTTATTAAACAAATTAAAGATCGTCACCTCTTCAAGTCTATACCCGAAAGTGACACTATTCAAAATGTTCTCTCACTTTTACATCCAGCCGTTTTTACTGACAAGAGGCAGGCCAAATATTTCTTAACCATTCTTGGTGACAATATTCTTAAAAAGAATACTAATGGAGAACTGATTTTTCTTATTAAACCTAAAACAAAAAGGTTGCTCGCAGATATTGAAAATATGGCTTATATTTACACAGGGTTTTCGAATATAACAAGCAATTTTGTAACTAAATACCACGAGAATTATGATTACACAAATTGTCGTCTTCTCAAAATGAATGATACTATATTAATTGACATATGGCGCAACATGCTGTCAAAATATGGCATCGATTTTATATGTGTTGCTGCGCATTATTCGCAACGATATGAAAATTCGGATAATTTTATTAATAATATTGTTAATGACGAGGAACTTAAACAATATACTTTGTTTCTTAAAAACAATAGTCTGAGCTCAATCTTTGAAAAGTTTTGCGAACATTCTATTCAGGATATTACTCAGCCTTCGACTAGCGAGTCAAAATCTAAATTGTGTATTTCGTGGAAGAATATGCAATATATTTGGAAGCTTTTTATTTCACGCTTTTCTCTCCCAAGTGCTATTTACTTGAATCAATTAAAGATCCTTTTAAAGGGGCGCTACTCTTTTGATGAAACGAGTGACACTTTTTTTAATGTAACGAGCAAATATTTGCCTTGTGTGCAAGACTTTATTCAATTCTGGGAAAACACCGTTACTACATCTTCTGCAAATGATAGCGAGTTTGAACTCGACGAATTGTGCACCCTCTTTAAAAAATGGACAACTGAAAATTCGGCACTATCTTTGTCGAATGGCACCATTTCCGAAACTGATGTTCTTAAGATTATGAACCATTTTTTCCCAGCTATTGAGGTTGTAGACGGCAAATATATATTGGGTATAGTTTGTAGCATGTGGGACAAAAATGCAGATATTTACAATTCTCTCAATTCCTTGAAAGAACATTATCACACGAAAAGTCTGTTTGCAAATAATCATACACTCATTGCATTCGATGAGGCGTATGATTTTTATTTTCAGAAGAATAAACCTATTAGTAAATATATTGTTAGCAAAAGGTATTTTGAAAAGTATTTATATTCTACTATGTCAAATTATATTGAATATGAAAAGTTTATCTCGTCTTCTTGGTATCTGTAGCACTAAGAGTTTACTTTATTGGCATCTTTAGAAGATTTTACTGCATAGGAAGTAGTGTAGAAATATTTGTAGAAACGCTCTTCAACATATCAACTGTATAATTTCAGCCACGGTGTCCCTTCTTTCCCTTCCCCTTTCTGCGTTTTCCGCCCGCCATATGATAAGCGACTGGACCAGAAACAAAATTGGAAGAACCAACACCAGAATCGCTTCCGTCAACTGGGGCAGGTTCATTATTTATTCCAGCAGAATATCCACCACGCATCTTCTTGGAACCTCGGTGTTTGCGAGAACGAGTGCCAAGCTTGACAGCGCCAAAGTGTCCCTTCTTGGTTCCATAACCGGCCTTGACGAGGCGTCTCTCCTTCTTGGCAGTGGAGTGCTTCTTTCGGCTGACAATGCGACCATTCTTGTTTTGAAGTAAATCAGTTTTTTTCAATCCGCCGCTTGTCTTGTAAGCAGTTCCGTGCATAACTTGGGCTCGCGAGCCTTCCAAAATTTCATACTTGTGTCCGTGAATCAAGTAATGTCCGTGAGCGTTTTTTGTATAACGAGTCATTATAAAATATTGTGAGAAAATAATATTTTATCCATTTGTTTCTAAATGTACAAATACAAACGCGCATCTTTTAAAACTTATTCTTGAGTGGACCTATTATTCCTCCAGGTTGACCTTCCGTTCTTCCTAAAAATGTTGTAGGTCTAACTATTCCCTGGTTCCCATATTGTATTCTTCCACCCGGAGAATATTTAATTATTGTTGCTATTCGTTCATTTTGCGGTTGCACTAAATCTAAGTTTTTAATTACTGCCGGTTTTATTAATAATCCGTTTTCATCGTACATTGCATTGGATAACACTTTTTTATTACTTGAAGCAGGAATGCATAAACACAGTGGATTTCCCCCCGTTAAATATTGTCGAGTTATTATTTGTCGAGTTACAGTTGTCACCCCTCCAGGTCCAAAATAAGCTGCATTTGAAAGAGATGTCATATATTATCCACTTTTAAAAAAATTGAAACACATTTAAACACAAAATAACAAATCACAATAGAAGAATGAACGCCGCTGAAATCAAGCTAGCTGATAAATATCAACAAAAAACTGACAAGCAACACATCCTCGACAATCCCGACACCTATATTGGTTCCGTCGAACAAGTTGATTCTAATGTTTGGGTACTTAGTGATGACTCGCTTCGAGTTTATGAGCGCAATATCCATTATATTCCCGCGCTTTTCAAACTCTTTGATGAGGGCATCGTAAACTGTCGCGACCACGCCAAACGAATGGAAAAGGCTATTGACGACGGCGTTCCCAACTCTTTGGCAGTTACTAACATCGATGTTGCAATTCAAGAAGACGGTACCATCACAATGATAAACGACGGCAACGGCATTGATGTCGCACAACATCCCGAATACAAGATGTGGATTCCTGAGATGATTTTTGGCCACCTTCGCACTTCCACAAATTATGACAAGACGGAAAAAAAGATTGTTGGTGGAAAGAACGGCTTTGGGTTCAAGCTTGTGCTAATTTGGTCAACCTACGGTTACATTGAAACTGTTGACCATGTCCGCGGGCTAAAGTACACGCAAGAGTTCCGCAATAATTTGGATGTCATTGAGAAACCAACTATTACTAAATGCAAAGGAAAACCTTATACCAAGATTGTTTTCAAACCCGATTATGCTCGACTTGGAATTGCTGGATTGACTCCTGACATGATTTCGCTCTTGAAGAAGCGCGTTTATGATGTTGCAGCTGTTACAGACAAGTCGCTAAAAGTCAAGTACAATTCACAGGTTATTCCCGTCAAAAACTTTCAGCAATACATTGACTTGTATATTGGTGGAAAGGAGGACACAAAGCGCGCATATGAGGATGGCGGTGAACGCTGGGAATACGCGGTTGGGTTGTCACCTTCTCACGAGTTTGTCCAAGTCAGTTTCGTCAACGGCATCCACACCGCCAAAGGTGGAAAGCACGTAGAATATATCTTGGGTCAAATTACACGCAAGTTGTGCGCGTATATTGAGAAAAAGAAAAAGGTCACTGTAAATGCAAATACAATTAAAGAGCAACTCATTTTGTTCTTGCGTTGTGATATTGAGAATCCTGCATTCGACAGTCAAACCAAGGATTTTATGAATACGCCAAGCGCCAAATTCGGTTCTTCATGCACTGTCAGCGAAAAATTCATCGAGAAGATTGCCAAGATGGGTGTTATGGATGCGGCTTGTGCTCTAACTGAAGTCAAGGAAAACAAGGCCGCAAAGAAGACTGATGGTTCCAAGACTAAGAATGTTCGCGGCATTCCCAAGCTGATTGATGCGAACTGGGCTGGAACCGAAAAATCCAGCCAATGCATTATCATCTTTTGCGAGGGTGATTCAGCCAAGGCAGGTATTGTTTCTGGATTATCTTCCGAAGACAGAAACACAATTGGCGTTTACCCAATGAAGGGTAAGATTCTAAATGTTCGCGGCGAACAAGTCAAGAAAATCGCCGAGAACAAGGAAATCGCTGAGATCAAAAAGATTCTGGGTCTGGAGACTGGCAAAGAGTACAAGTCGATGGAATGCGTCAAGAAATCTTTGCGTTATGGGTCGGTTGTCTTTATGACCGACCAAGATTTGGATGGCAGTCACATCAAAGGTCTCGGCATCAATCTGTTTCAATCTGAGTGGCCAAGTCTTGCGCATATTCCCGGGTTCATTGGTTTTATGAATACACCCATTTTAAAGGCCAAAAAAGGAACCGCGGAACTAGTCTTTTACAATGAAGGCGAGTATCAAGCTTGGAAAGAAGCGAATGACTCAAAGGGTTGGAAAATCAAGTACTACAAGGGTCTAGGCACCAGCACTGGAAAGGAATTCCGCGAGTATTTTGAGAAGAAGAAGTTTGTCACATTTGCTCACAGTGGTAAGCCTTGTGATGACGCAATTGACATGGTATTCAATAAGAAGCGCGCAGATGATAGAAAGGATTGGTTGGAGGACTATGATCGCGGAAGTTACCTTGACACCAGCAAGGACTGTGTTGCTTACAAAGGATTTATTGACGATGAGCTCAAGCACTTTTCAAAGTACGATTGTGACCGCAGCATACCTAACTTGATGGATGGACAGAAGACTTCTCAGCGCAAGATTTTGTACGCCGCTTTCAAGAAGGGACTCACCACGGAAATCAAAGTCGCGCAATTCAGTGGTTATGTATCTGAACATTCTGGTTATCACCATGGCGAGGCTTCTCTTAATGGAGCAATAGTCGGTATGGCGCAGAATTTTGTCGGTTCCAATAATATCAACTTGTTCATGCCCAATGGTCAATTCGGTTCACGATTGGCTGGTGGCAAGGATTCAGCTTCTGAAAGATATATCTTTACCCAGTTGTCGAAGATTACTCGTTGCATTTATCAAGAGACAGACGATAAGATTTTAAAGTATTTGGATGACGACGGATTTCCAGTGGAGCCATTGTTCTATGCGCCGATTATTCCCATGATTTTGGTGAATGGCACAAAGGGAATTGGCACAGGGTTCAGCACTGATATTATGTGTTACAATCCGTTGGAGATTATTCAATATTTGAAGGCCAAGTTGGTTGATCCGCAATTGAAAGCGATTCCCACAGAATTTGCGCCTTATTATGAAGGATTTGGTGGAAGCATTACAAAGATTTCAGAAAGCAAATATTTGATTCGCGGCAACTACGAAAAGGTGGGTGTCGATAAAATCCGTATTACTGAATTGCCAGTTGGAACTTGGACGGATGATTTCAAGGAATATCTGGAGTCGCTTGCTGAAACAACAGATAAGAACGGTAAGAAGACAACACCGGTTATCAAAGATTATGATGATATGAGCAAGGACACGACGGTCGACTTTATTATAACTCTTCAAAAAGGTAAGTTAGAAGAACTAGAAGCTATAAAGTTGGACAATGGTTGCAATGGGCTCGAGAAGCAATTCAAGTTGTTCACCACAAACACGACAACCAATATGCATTTGTTTGATGCAAATGACAAATTGAAAAAATATGCAAGTGTGGTACAAATTATTGATGATTACTTTGACACGCGTTTGCAGATGTTCCAAGTTAGAAAGAATTACTTGATTGATGCGATCACAAAGGAGCTGGCGTTCTTGTCGAACAAGTCGAAATATATCAAGGAAAATTTGGATGGCACAGTTGATTTGAGAAAGAAGAAGCGTGATGAGGTTATCACAATGTTGAAGGCTAAGGGATACGATGTTATGGAAGACGACGAAGATTATAAATATTTGACTCGAATGCCGATGGATAGTGTTACAGAGGAGAATGTTGCCAAGTTGATAAAAGAACATGGTGACAAGACGGCGGAATTGGCAACTGTACAATCGCAGACGATTCAACAAATGTGGTTTGGTGAACTGAATAAGTTGGAACAAGAATATGGCAAGTACAAGGAGGAGCGCGAACGAATTATGTCGGGTGAGTCGGCGCCGAAGAAGAAGACTGTAAAGAAGTCCAAGTTGGCAGTAGTAGACGCGTAATGAAAGTAGAGTATAGAATAGAGTATAGACTAGAGTATAGAGTAGAAACTTAATAACTTGAAGAATAAAAATAATAAATATTTTTTACAATAATTATTATTCAAAAACTTTTTTGTTACACATTTGATGTTTTACAAAGGACCTATTATTGTCAAGTTGCAAAGGTTATAAGCCCTTAATTTCACCAGTTTGGGTTTCCTTAGAAAGACAACATCGAGAGAAAAAGGTTTTAAATATATTATAAACACACTTAAAGACCCGATTCTTTGTCAATAACGACCCTGCTAGCAACATTTCGAATAATTTTATTTATACCCGAATCGTCATCAGGCGTAATTGCTGTGGTTACTTGATTAGCGATTCTCATATATAAATCATTTTTCTTGGTTGTTACATCGTAAGAACTAGGATTAGCCTCTTGCCAAACGGGAATATATTTGAAATTCTTGTGAGCAATAAGCGCAATAGCATTTCTTATTTTATGTTTATTATCATCTTTGTCCCATACATCATTGTCCTTAATGTACAAGGTTTCGCGTTTAATATCATTGCAATGAAGCGGACGCAGGGTTTCATCGAGATCTTTAAGCCCTTTTATAAATATATTTGAAATGCCTTGGATGTATCCCAGTTTGCCAATGTTTTCAAAGTCTTCGTCTTCGATTTGAATCGTGTCTAAAAAATCGCTCATATTCATTGCATTTTTGCACTTTTCATTCAAAAAGACTTGCAAGTTGAATTGCTTGTTATTATTGTTTGAATTGGTATTGTTTATAATATTGGTGGGTTTTGCTGCCAATTCAAGCATCTTACTACTCTGCTCAAACATTTTGTTGCTCTGGTCCAAAATAAGTTCTTTAAAATCCTTATTTTCTTTTAACAAGTACATAATAAGCTCTTTATCCGTCATGTTTTGAACCAAATTCTCTACTATATCATTTTGCGCTTTATTGCAGTTCTTTTTGTGTCTCCATAAACCAGAATAATGCTTGTAATTTTTACCGCATTCGCACGCATTTTCATCACAAAATTCGTCTTGGAACTTTTTAGTTCCATTTATAACCATTTTTATATCATTTTGTATCTTTTTTGTCATTTTGAGGTGTTTAGATGTCAATATATGCCTGTCGTATTGACTTTTTCTAGCCGTATTATAGTCACACACTTCACAAACATATTTTTGTGGAACTAAAAGGTTCGCATTCATATCTTTATAGGATATTAAAAAAGTTCCTAAATAGTTTTCCCGAGAAAATAAAAATTTAATATGCTAACACATATTTTTATTGGAAATTCATTTTAAGAGCATTATGCTAATATCTCAAAAACGGCATAACTTTTTACCGAAAAGTATTTTGGGTTTTGAAAAATGGACAAAAAAAATGTCCAAAATCGAAAAACGGAAACACTTTTGGGAAGAAAACCTCGCCCAGACTGACATGTCGATTTTCTTGTTTGTATAGAGAAAAATACCACGATAAATGATGTGAACACAGAAAAAATAACGCAAAATTCGCACCATAAGGATCGCCGGAAATATATATTATCTGGGAAGGGGCTTAAAGAACCGGGGGGTTGCGAAGTTGCGTTATCAAACTTATACAAGTGATGAATTATTTTGTTAGCATATATGATAACAAAATAACAAAATAATAATAAGAATTTAGAACCATGGTTTCAAGATGAGTTCCTTGTCGTTGTTGTCCGCCATTATTGGATGCGCAATTGGCGTGTACATTGTCGACGCGTCAATAATGTATTGATGGTAGCCTTGCGCCTCGCCATACACTTGAGGTATGCAGTAATCCCAGACAATCTTATTTAACTGCATAACTTGCTCCATTGTATTCGTGAGCTGATTTGCGGCGTGTTGCAAGAAGATGGAGCGCATAATTATTTTCAAGGTGTCTTCGTCTTGATTGGCAATAATGAATCGTCCCTTGGATCTCTCGTGCACGCCGACGCGAATGCCGTTTTGAATTGTGCAAATATTGTGACCCGAAAAAAAGAGTTCAGACAACGGTGTGTTATTCCACAACCCTTCAGTTGGATTTCTAAAGGTGGCACACTGGTTTACTGGGATCTTGTCATACATTTGAAACAGGTCTTGGGTTCTAGGACCATTAATATCGACTCTTCCATTTGAACTTAATTGCGGCTTTTGCATTATAATATATATTAGTTTTATAAAAAAATATGTTTAAATTATATATACAATGAATTTTCAAAGAATCGTAATAATTTTTGCAATTATCCTTCTTATTGTTTGTTTAATACTTATTGGTCTTGTTTTAGTCAATTCTAAGAGCTCTCAGCAATGGCCACCTATGGTGGGAGACTGCCCCGATTATTGGGTTGATACTTCTGGCAATGGCGGCAACTGCGTTAATATTAAGAATTTAGGCAGTTGCAATTTCGGGTTTGGAGAGACAAAACATCAGACTATGGATTTTACACAAGCACCTTTTACCGGTTCTAATGGGTTATGCACAAAGTACAAGTGGGCGAATAGTTGCAAATTGTCGTGGGATGGCATCACATATGGTGCAGGTAATCCATGCGATGTAAGTGGAAACATGCAATAAGCAATAAGCAATAATTATATATGTATTTTCATAAGTTTACAAAATATATAATTATTGGGTTTACACCCTTGAAGATTTAAAATGAAACGCCTCAGGGCGTTTCATTAGATATTTAAGGGCAACTGTCACCGATAAATGAATTAAAAGGTAAACCTCCTACGGAGGTTTGTCCCATTTTAAATCTTTATCGGTTTAAAGGGTTTATCGCGTTTTTTTGTGTTTCCTTTGCACGGCCTTTCTGCGTTTAATTGTTTTCTTGTATTTCTTTGTCTTTTTGGGGTTGGTTTTATTTTTATTGCGAGTATTGGTATTCTTTTTCAAAGGCTTTTTATGTTTTCGAGTTCTGCCTCCTAGACCGACTCCCAGTGACGCAATACCAATAAGATCATCCGTGCGTTCTCTTGAAGCAGTTCTTTCACATTCTATAGTTTTTAATTCAGAAAATTTTGGTATTGAACTACCATAATTTAATTGATTTACCAGGTCTTCCAAGTCACTTATAATTTTGAGTTTTTCTGTTTCTATCTCTTCTACGTTAAGAGGAGGAGTCGCGGTTTTAGATTTTGTCAATTTAGTTTTAACTGCGATTTTTAACTTTTTTTCTAGTTCTTCTACTGTTTTTGGGTTATTTATCTTGGGGTCTTTTATTTCAACCGCTTTAACATTAATATTTTTTGCTTCAGAGTTAACATAAATTACTTTTCCATATGGTATAGGACAAGGTTCTAACACTAGTGTATCTAGAGTTTTTTTTGTCTCGGGAAGAAGAGGATCCTCTTGTATAGGAGATTGTGGCCTTGAAAAATCTTTTTCTTCGAGAGAAACCGTACCAATTAATGGAGGAGGAACCGGAGGCGGCTCCACTCTTATAAAAGGTTCATTCCTAGAAACCAGAATACTTCTGGTTAATTGCAAATATCCTGCAATTGTCATTGAATTAATTATTCTTGCAAATAATACAAAATAAATTGCGCGAAATGCAGAAGGCCTATCACCCTCAACGGCCAAACGCAAAGCGTCTCCATTTTCATCGTATGGAATTATGGCGTCGCGTTTGCTCACACTTCTCCATATAATGTCCTCGGCTATATTAATATTTTTTGATGCAATAAATGCTTTTACATCATCATCCATACCTTCCGTTGTATTGACATATCCACCCCATTTAATAGTTCCTTGGGTCTCTTGCAATAAATCCCCTAGATTTTTAACACCGGTTTTGCCAAGCAACCTATTAAACGCGTTATTAGTTTGCGAATATGGGTTGAATTGCAAAAAAGACCACAAAGCGCGCATTTTTTTTATGTTTTTTTGTCTTATTTCCGCTTTCAACACGGGATCTAGAGTAAGTTCATCGCCTTCAGGAATAGTAGTTTCTTCGAATTTAAATGCACATTTGAACAAGTCATTAACTTCTTTTATTATAGATTTATATACAACCCTCGCTTTTAAATCTTCAGAGTCGGCTACATCCAATTCATCCACTACAACATGCGCAACATCGTCGGGTTCATCCCCAGAAAGTTTTGTTTTTAAAGAAAAATCTATATGAACATTTATATTTTCTTCTCCAGTAGTTGTGTTTTTTCCTTTATAGAATAAAACCACTCCTCCATAACTTAAATGTTTTCCAGAGGCTGGATCATCAAAAACAAATTCAAAGTTTGTTGTCCCCACCTCTTTTGGCTCAGTTGCGCCTTTTTCGAGAGAACAGTTATCCATCGCGTCCAACATGGAAGATCCTGCGCATACAACTCCTCGTTTAAGTGTTTTATATAATCCAAAAAATTTTTGAGCCATTCGAAATTTTTTTAATAGCTCTTCGTAATCCGGTTCGTCTTTCAACTTTTCGAGCGCACCCGTTTCATGAAATAATTTCATTCCATTTACATTTCTATTTAACTTGGACGCATTGTCTAAAATAAACTTTTTTTTTGGGGCAGGAAAAGCAAATTTTGACCCAATTCTTTGCACCATTCCAGTATTCATTTTTAACAATTCAAACATATTTGTAACAATCTTCCCGCCGTCCAATTCAATTGGAGGAATGCCACTTTCAGTTAAATTTCTTATTACATCCATATTTAATTTATAGGCTCTTTCTACATCTTCTCTCGAAAGAAGCATTTTCTCTCTTTTCTTTTCTTCTGGACTTTTTGCGACAATAACATTTGAAGTTGCATCGGGAATGATATCCACTTTATCTTCTTTTGAAAAACCAAACTTTGGGTCTCCGTAATTAAAATCGCTTTTTTCTGCAAAATTAACCCCACCCCTCATAATCGACCCACCACTAATTTCGGCTTCATCGTCATCGCCAACTATGAATTTTAAATCTTCGGCTTTAGCTTCCTCTTCCGTCGCCATTGCAATTATGGATTGGTCTTCAACAGTCAGATCTTTTAAATCTGCATCATAATTTCCGCATTTATATAAATAAACTTCTAGAAAGTTTCTTAATTTATCGTCTATTCCGTTTGCCAAATATAAAAAATCCGGCAAAATTTCTATTAACATGTGTTTTAAAATAAGTATTTCGGCAATAAGCAAATCATTTTTGAAACCTCTAGATTTTAAAAGTTCGGTTGTTATCTTTGTGATCAAAGATAGTTCACCCGTTTTCCAATCTTCAAATTGTTGCGAAAAGGATTTTTCAAGATCCTTGTTATAATTAAATTGACTTGGAAAATTTACTGCTTTGTCTCCTGGTTCCGGAGGATAAATTTGTTGCCATATTCCCGTTTTTAAAAATATACCTCGCGCTACAGTTGTTAATAAATTGTTGTGGAAAACGCCATATTTTCTCTTGACATATGTAAATTTATATTTAGGTTTTTCTTTGTCTTCGATAGCATCACCGTCAGCTCCTCCAAGTTTAACCTCGTCAACATCTTCCACTATTTCAAATTGGGATAATAAACCTGATTTAAAGTCTTCGAATTCCGCGTTGGTAGATTGAACATACTCTGCAAAAAATCGGTTATAATTATTCATTACTTGGTTTGAATCCAAAATAGAAAGAGGATCTAAAGCATCTTCTCTAGAAAAATAGTCTTCTCCGGCGCGATTTACAAATTCCAAATAACTAGCTAATAAAATCAATAATAAATCGGAAAACATTGATGTTAAATTGCGCAACTTTTCATCAACTAATTTCTCTTCAACAATATCATCATAGTGGCATATTAACCCATAAAATGTGGTAATTACCGAGTAGTGCATATAATATTTGTAAAATGCTTCCGTATTAGGGTCAACACTTTCTGGAATAAGATTTGTATAGTAGTTTGGTCCCAAATAAGAAGTAATATACAATTTTAAGGTAGATAGCATCGCGAGAGAATCCGGATCATTTGCCCGGTCTTTAATATATCCAGAAATGTCTACTGTTAGAGGGCTTAAAGATGGTATATCAAATGATTCCTCTTTTACCTTTTCTTCACCTTTTGGTTCTTCTATCTCTTCTTTTGGTTTTTTGTCTTCATATTCTAGGTTTTCAGTTCTAAGTAAAGGCGGCTCTTCAGGTTTAATTCTACCTCCTTCCAATTTACCCATTTTTTCCTTTTCGATTTGTTCCTTTGTGAGGAAACCCTTTTTAACTTCTTCAGCCAACATTTGCTGCTCTGCATATTTTTCATCAAGCTCTTGTCCCACTTCTTTTAATATTTGATGTTTTTGAGTAAGATTTTCAAAACCATTTAACCTTTCATAAAATTTTTGTTTTTTATTTTTTAACTCTTCAGATAAATATTCTGGATCGTCTGTGTCTACAAAAATATTATCATTGTACATGAAAGGCACACGAGGTTCGCTGGAAATTATATCAGTTAATTTCTTTAAAATTTTATTCCCATTTTCAATTCCTAAAAGCTCTAGCTCTTTAATATTTGAAACAATTCTTCTCAAATAACTATCTCCTAAAAAATTGTAATCGTGTCCAAAATCGTGGACAAATATGTTTAAGATTAGCAACATCAAGTCTTCTTCGTCTGCAAATTCTACTTTGATTTTATCTATTGTTTTACCAAACCAGTTTTGTTCTGCTTCAAATTCTATATTTTTTATTGGTTCAAATTTTTCGGGCACATAATCTGGCATATTATTGTTATAATAACTATATATTTTAATATTTAAAATTATCTCAATATAATGTAGTAATGCAGCAAGCAGTAGCGCAAGCAGTAGCGCAAGCAGTAGCGCAAGTAGAAGCGCAAGCAGAAGATCAAAAACAAAAACAAGCCGTCGTTGTAAGACCATCTAGATTTTCGAATAAGGCAACTATATTTGCAAATATTTATATGTTACCCGAAGATCTTGTTCCTGTTATTTATGAATATATTCCTCTAAAAACGCTAATGTTTTTAAATAAACAAATATATTTGCAAAACCACAAACTGGTAAGAAAATTTGTTCCCAAGGATCAATACGAGAATTATATTCGAGCAATGATTCGCAGAGACAATGACTTTGTATTTGGGCTTCTAATACAAGAAAATTTTGAACGATGGCTATTTTTCAAGCATTATACTTATAAAACCACGCTTTTCTCAAATTATATTTATTTTTTACTGGAATATAGCATTGAAAACGAGTCGGATAAGTGCAAGCAAATTGTGAATCGATACATAGTAAAATCGGGTTTGAGTCAAAATCAACATAAAAAGAATACTACTAAAAATATAAGATGGAGAAGCTAGGCAGGGAACC